TTTAGAGTGGGCAAAATTGCTGTCAGCGTAGGCTTTGCAACCAATGGCGCATCCTTTGAACAGCGGATGGAACACTATTTACAAACCTTGTGAGGCAATGAGTATGAGTAATCATTATGAGGAGCATGAAAATAGGGAATCAATCTGGACGCGAGGGGAGTTTTGTGGTAAGCTGAGTCACAAATCCGTAGGAGGTTAGGGTAAGCCCCCTGCGGTATAGGACTTGCGGTAAAACTCCCGATTGGTTTTCTGAAATTCAGAAGCGATTAGGAGAATACCGAATGGACACAAAACAAGCAACCTTACACTATATTTGTGATATGTATTTGCGCCTATCCCGTGAGGATGGCGATAAAGAGGATGGAAACAAATCAGAAAGCGATAGCATCGCAAACCAAAGGGATTTAATTTCCGCCTTTTTGGAAAAGCACCCCGAAATCACGCTGCATAAAGTGCGGATTGACGACGGTTATACCGGGGTTAACTTTGACCGCCCAGACTTTATTTCTATGATGGAGTCGGTTAAAAACAAGGAAATTAACTGCATTATCGTCAAGGACTTTTCACGCCTTGGCAGAAACTTTATTGAAACGGGAAAATACATTGAAAAAATCTTCCCTTTCATGGGTGTGCGCTTTATTTCCATCAACGATGATTATGACAGTGCAAAGCCCAAAACAGCATCGGATAATTTGATTGTGCCGGTCAAAAACTTAATGAACGATGCGTACTGCCGGGATATTTCCATTAAAATCCGCAGTCAGCTTGAAATCAAGCGCAGAAAGGGACAGTTCATTGCGCCCTTTGCTGCGTTTGGCTATCTGAAAGACCCGGAGGACAGACATCATCTGATTGTTGATGAATTTGCGGCCGGTGTGGTACAGGATCTATTCAAGCTATTTTTGAACGGTTATTCTGCCCAAGCGATTGCAGAATACACAAACAAGCGTGGCATCCCCTCGCCGTTAGAGTACAAACGCTTGATTGGAAGCAACTATCAATCTCCATTCAAAAGAAACCCGAAGGCGCAATGGACGGCTGTTACCGTCTTGCGTATTTTGAAAAACCCCCTGTATATCGGCGTACTGGAGCAGGGAAAGCGCAGCAGTCCGAATTATAAGGTGAAAAAGCAGTTTGCGGTACCGCAGGAGCAATGGGCAGTCCTGGAAAACACCCATGAGCCGATTGTGAGCAGGGATACCTTTGAAAATACCGCAAAAATCTTGCGCACTGATACCCGCACGGCTCCCGGCGAGGAAACGCTGTTTCCCCTTGCCGGGCTGCTTTACTGTGCCGACTGTGGGCGCAGCATGGTTCGGAAAAACAATTCCACCGCCAGCAATCCTTATTATTATTATATTTGTTCTGGCAGCAAAGAGAAAAGCGGCTGTAAAAGCCACAGCATTCGTGATGAACTGCTGATTGAAGCCGTGTTTGCAACGGTTCAGGCACATATCCGTTTTGTTCTTGAAGTGGAACAGACCCTTGCCGACATTGCAAGGCTGCCCTATACCGGCAGGCAGGTCAAAAAGACGGATGAAAGGTTGAACGCCAAGCAATCTGAGGTAGAGAAATACCGCCGCTATCGAATGAAACTCCATGAGGATTATACGGATGGAATCATCACCCGTGAGGACTATATTGCTTTTGGCAGGCGTTATGACCAAAAAGTGAAGGAAGCCGAGGACGCCATCCTTGCTTTGAGTCAGGAGATTGACCGTCTTGTAGAGGGCAAGTCCGAGCAGCAACAATGGATTGCCTACTTCAAGCGGCATCAGGACATTGAGGAATTAAACCGCAAGTTGGCGGTAGAACTCATTGACCGCATCGCTGTGTACGAAGACCGGCGCATACATATTGATTTCAAATTCCAGTATGAATATGAAAACACGATGGCTTTCATTCAGTGTGTGGAACGTATCGTGCCCAAGCCATCTGACCACAGGGAGGTGGTGTAATATGGCGAGGAAAAGCAAGTTCAGGCATATCTCGGCGCAACAGGAAATAAAGTTAAAGATCTATAAAACGGGGGCATATGTGCGGCTTTCCGTGCTGGATGGGCATAAGGAGAGCAGCGACTCCATTGAAAATCAGGAAGCCATGCTCCGTGCATATATTGCAAACGACCCAAGCCTATCCCTTCACTGCGTCTATACGGACAACGGGGAAACCGGGGTCAACTTTGTAAGAGATGATTTTGAACGACTTTTGGATGATATACGCATGGGCAATGTGGATTGTGTCATTGTCAAAGACCTCTCCCGCTTTGGAAGAAATTACATTGAAGCAGGAGAATATCTGGAAAAGGTATTTCCGTTCATGGGCGTGCGCTTCATCTCCATAAATGATGGCTACGACAGCCTTGACCCCTCTACCCTCGACAGCCTTACCATCCATCTAAAAAACCTTGTAAATGATATCTATGCCCGTGACATCTCGCAGAAAATCTGCCCGGTACTCCGTGGGAAGCAGGAGCGTGGTGAGTTTATCGGGGCATGGGCAGCATATGGCTACTTAAAAGACCCCAAGGATAAGCACCGCCTGATTGTAGACGAGGAGACTGCCCCCATTGTGCGGGATATTTTCCGCTGGCGGCTTTCGGGAATGAGTTACCAAAATATCGCACGGGAGCTGAACAGGCGTGAGATTCCATCCCCCAGCCGTTACCGCTTTGAAACAGGGATGGTAAAAGACAAACGCTTTGCCAATACGGTATGGAAAATAGCGGTGATTAAATCCATGCTGTCCAATGAGGTTTATTTGGGACACATGGTACAGGGCAGAAAACAGGCGGCACTTTGGAAGGGACAGGAGCAGACCTACATACCCAAAGAGCAGTGGGTTGTTGTGAAAGACACCCATGAGGCCATTGTTGCAGACTCCCTGTTTAGTAGCGTGCAGCAGCTCAACGAGCAGATGACAAGTGCGTATTATGAGAAGCAGACCCGATTCACAGAGGTGGTGAACACCGAAAACATCCTGAAAGGACTTGTTTGCTGTGGTGACTGCGGAACCAATCTTGTGCGGTATAAGAACGTGCGGGAAAACAAGCATAAGATACCGAAATTCCATGTTTGGTACAGCTATATTTGCCCCGTTCATGCCACCGACACTGACCGGTGTTCCTTTATAAGCATACCCGAAACTGAACTTTTGGAAACAGTTTTTGGCGTGATACAGTCCCAGCTTATGACGGCTTTGGATATGGAAAAACTCATCCAGAGTACAGCGAATCAAAGCACCGTTCTCTCCCAAAAGCAGAAAATCAAGCAGCGTATAGAACAGACAAGGGGACAGCTTGACCGGGTAGCCCGTCTGAGGGAGAGTCTTTGTGATGACTACTTAGATCGGCTGATGGATGAAAAGGACTATCTTTATGCCCAAAACCGATATAAGGAGCAAGAAACAGAGCTGGCCGCCCTTTTAAGTGAGCTTTCGGCACAGGAGCAGTCTATCATAGAAACACGGACAGAGGAAAACCCGTGGCTTCGGACTTTACTGCCCTTTCGTGAAGATTTAGCGCTGACAAGAAAAATGGCGTTGGAATTGGTGGATCAAATCATCGTCCACAGCAAGACCAACCTTACCGTAAACCTCCGTTTTGAGGATGAATACAGACGCCTGCAAGAAGGTCTGCTGTTCCGGGTGGAGGTGGCGGTCAATGAGTAGGGGCAGTGTTATCGTTTTGTATATCCGTCTTTCCGTGGAGGACGAGGACAGCAGAGGCGGCATCAAGGATGAAAGTAACAGCGTGACCAACCAGCGGGATTTACTCCGCAAGTATGTGGAAAGCTGCCCGGAATTTCAGGGCAGTACGGTCATAGAGCTATGTGATGATGGATTTTCAGGAACCAATATGCAGCGCCCCAATATACAGAAGCTCTTGCAGAAAGCCAAGGCAAAGGAAATTGACTGTATCATCGTCAAGGATTTTTCGCGGTTCGGCAGGGACTACATCACAGTCAGTGATTATGTGGATCAGATTTTCCCCTTTTTAGGTGTGCGGTTTATCTCGGTCAACGATGGCTATGACAGTGCTACTATGCAGGGAAAGACAAGCGGCGTGGACATTGCCTTTCGCAATGTGATCTACGGGTATTACAGCAAGGATTTATCCCTGAAAGTAAAAAGCGGCAAGATGACCAAAGCACGCAAAGGAGATTTCCTCAGCCCCTTTGCCCCCATCGGCTACAGGAAAGCCGAGGGTAACAAGAATCAGCTTGTCATTGATGAGGACAGCGCAGACATTGTACGGCGCATCTTCCGGTTGGCTGGAATGGGAATGACCACAAAGGAAATCACCCGCTTGTTTAATACGGAAAAGATTCCTACTGCCAGCATGATAAAAAACCGGCAAGGTCATCATCATAAATGGTGGAATGGTGTTGAGGGTGCTGACCTTTGGGATCACGGCATGGTAACGAGGATTTTGCGGGATGAACGCTATTTGGGTTCCGTCATCTATGGAAAACGATACCGTCCTCAAGTTGGAAGCCGACAAACGCTGAAAAGTCAAAAATCGGACTGGATTGTGGTGGAGGAAACCCATGAACCGCTTGTAACAGCAGAGGAGTTTCAGGCTGCACAGGACAATTTAGCGGAGTTTGTGGAAAAGGACAGCTTGCCATTTGCGATTCATCTGTTTACCGGCAGAATACGTTGTGGACATTGCGGTTATACAATGTCCCGGCGATCGAAACCGACGCCCCAATTTATCTGCAACACAAAAAATAAAACATCCAGTTATGGCTGTATGAAAGGAAATATCAAGGAACATGAGATTGCAGGGGTTGTTTTGTCCGCAATTCATGCTTACATCAAGGTTCTGTTTGATGAAAAGAATCTGCTGCTGAAGGCAGGAAACAGTGACCGCATGGCCAAGCTGCAAAAGCAGATTGCCGTCTATGGCTCCTCTTGCAAAGGGATTGCCGAGCAAAAAGCCGAACTATACGACGCCATGGCAGAAGAAAAGATCAGTAGAGAGCAATACCAGCACCAGCGTGAAAAACTGTCACGGGAACAGGCCGATATGGAACGGCTGATAAACCGGTTAGAAATTGAGCTGGCGGAGCTGCAAGGCAAATTGGCTGCCGCCAAGCAAGGAGAACCAAAGCTCCTGCAATATTTGCAGACGGACACCCTTACCCGGCAGATGGTGGTTGATTTTGTGGAGTGTATTTATATCTATAATGATAAGTCCATTCACATTGATTGGATGTTCTGTGACAAAGGAGAAGAACGAGGACAGAAATAACCAGTTTTGATTTCTTGTTGGGCATGAAGAAAAGGGCGGCGGTACACAGACTTTGGTCTGCGACAGTCGCCCTTTTATAT